AAACTGGTCTAAAATACTATCAGTTAAAACATTACTATCTACTTCTGTATAGTTTCTTACTTGTGTTAAAAAATTTGCATGTGTTATTGCCATTATGAAATACTCACTGTTACATTACCTAAAATAGTTGAAGCCTCTCTTCTTCTATTTTGTAAAGATGGATCTCTAGCTTGCATAGTTTGTAAAGTCGTTGTTATGCCATTGCTAGTAACTTCGGTCTCAAAAGTTTCAAAAGCAAAATCTCCTGGTAAAGATAAATTTGCTACACCTACAGAAGTCCCGCCTGAATCTGCTAAAGTTTCATCATTTGAAGCTACAGTTCTTGGTTGTTGAAATCTTTGTGGTCTAACTTTTTGCAGGGCAATTGCGTCTGCCGTAACTTTTTTTCTTCTTATTTGAGGGTGTTTAGGTTCATACTCAGAAATATGTACGAAAGATCCGTTCCATTCAGTTACCATTTCTTGATATGGAAAGGCCTGACCACTTCTATCAGATATCGCTAATGATCTATTACCGTTTGCATATTTAGCCATTATGATACATTTGGAAAGTACGACTGGGGTGAGATATACAATGATGTTCTCTGACCGTCTTCTTCCAAAGCCCTTTTCATTTCGTCTTCATAAATTAATTTCATTGCCTCTATTCTGTCAGGTGCTTTTTTCATAGCTAAATAGTAAGCTAATCCTGCACACATACAGGGTAAAAATCTATATACGACATCCGCTTGTTGTCCGTTGTACGCTGTTGCATCTTGAATTCTGTTTATAGTGTAAAATTTTAATGTGCTGAAAGTGCTTGCATCAGGAGCTAAGTATAAAAAAATTTGAGGTGTAGTTTGTCTATCTACAAAGTATTGTGAAGGTTGTCCTGTTGCTAGTTTGTTAGGTAATGCTGCATAGGCAGATCTGTCAATTTTAGTCAAAGATACATCCTGAGTGTTTGCATTATTTCCTACTGCGTTTGTAGTCGATATGTAAGCTTCTAAAACATCGCTAACTGCAGCGTCAACTGAATACTGAGCTGTACCAGCTACTAACGCAATTTCATTTAAGGATACTTTCCATAAATGCACTCCTCTATTTCCCCAATCAGAAAATAATAAATTTAAAGATCTTCTTGCAGTTTTTAAATCATAACCGCTCATTGCTCTTTGACCACATCTTTCGAAACCTTCATTTATGATGTCATCGATGTTCAAATCAAAAGATGATGAACCTGAAGTTGCCATTATTTAAACTCCTTTAATTTTTTATTAACAGTTTGAGCAGCCCCTCTATGAGCAGAGCTAGTGCTTTGCCCTGCTGCTCTTAATTCGTCATATTCTTTTCTAAATTCTTTCATAAATTTTTTTGACGCTCCTTTTACAATTGGCGCTCCAAATCTAAAAGCTACTCCAATAAAAGGCATTATAAAAATCTCCTACAATATTTTATCATAATTAAAAACTTTTTTTATATCCTATTGTTAATTTATCTTTTTTAAGACCTATATTCAATTCACCCTTTTTGTAAATGGTGCTGTAATTTAATTCAGGGTTTATTTTTGCCTCAGATTTTCTAATATTTTTTTCTAAATTCGCTAAATTAGGATCTGGCGGTGGACCTGTAACCTCAAACAGGTTTAATCGTAAAGTGCCTTTAGGTTTTGTTTTATTTACATCTCCACCCATATCTCTTTTCAAAATTGTTTTAACATTTGTAGGTTTAGGTCCCACATTGGCAACTGCCCGTTTCCTGGCAACGGCAGACTTTCTTTGTCCCGCTGTCATTCTTCTCGCTTTGGCTAAAGGCACGCATTTTGGATACTTCCTCTTCGCGTCCGCTTTTTGTTTCGAACGGCCACACTTTGCAAAGGAACCATCTTTTCGCTTGCTCCCAATATCTACCCAATTTTGTTTGAACCATGCTTTTAGTCCTCCCTTAGACATTAGATCATACCTTTATAATACTTCTCGTAAGACTTATTGGAAATTTTTTTTCCATCTATTTCACTTTTAATGTAAGAGCCGATGTATTTACCTTCTTTTGCTTTTATTACACCGCCTTTCATTTTAGGTTTAGGTCCTCTGAAATCTTTTCTTTTTACCCCTGACGGATCTTTAATTTTACCTGCACAAATTTTAGAGGCGTAAGCATTCGCATATGCACTTGGGTACACAGCAAATTTTCGCTTTGCTGCAGCCTTTCCTCTTGGACATAATTTAGTCATTCTGTTCTCCTTCTTTAGTGGCCACTTTGAGAGTTTTTTTCTCCTTTTTGCGGTCGTACAACTTCTTGGATTGTATCACTTTCGGTCTGTATGTTCTAGACCTTACGAGTTCTGCGAATGGATTGTTTACCTTTTTTTGCAATATTAACTACCTCACTTTTACCCATTACTTTAGCACGCTGCTCCATGACAGTTAATATCTGTATTTTTCTTGCAAATGGTTTGTTAACTTTTTTTACTTTTGCTACAGTTTTTCTAGCATCTGCAGGGGTAGCAAATTTAATACTTACAGTATCCTTTGGATTTTCATCGGTATAAAGCCTTCTTCCTGAACCTTTAGGCTTTTTTCCGGTTCCTTTTTTTGGATCCACGAATAATTCCTTTCACTACTTTTGCTTGTTTAGCATGTAACTTAGCAGACTTCCCTAATTGCACAGCTAACTTATTTAATTTTCTTCCGTTTTTCATTCCGCCTTTCGAGTAAACTTTTACTTTTCTTTTTTCATCACGAGCACCTCTAAGTTTACCTTCTATTTGTTGTGGTATTTGTGATCTTCCTATTGCCATAATTACCCTTGTAAATTAAAAAACCAACATTGTCCAATAATATTTAGTTTTGGCTTAATGTTGTTTTCTTGTATTGTCTCATATATAGCTTTCTGTATTATATCATGATTAAAATCATGTCCGCTATATATACCCGTATCTTTCATTTTAGGTAACCAATTTTTAAAATCGAATTTAGCATCTTCATAAGTAGGAAAAGCATCATGAAACAAAAAATCAACGCTTTTGTCAGGCACTAAATCAAGAGCATTTTCAGAGGTGTTTTTTATTAGTTTAATTTTACTGTTATGAGATGAAAATTTAAGTCTGTGTTCAAATATACACATATTTAAGTGTTGATGTCTTTCATCATACTTTATTTGATTAGGCTCTCCATTTTCTTTGAAAGTTATATCGTCTGTATATTCTGTAAAAGGTTCTATGGCGATGTATTTTTCAATATTATCACACTCTTGTAAGCAATGAAAAACAGAGTCACCTCTTGCAGAACCAACTTCAACAACAGTGATGTTATCACCAAGAATTTTAATTAAAGATAGAAAAGGGGCTATTGAAGATTGTGTATATTTATAATCCATGGGTTATTCTAACCAAGGCTTATATACTACTTTTCCTTCCTCTCGTAAAGCACGAAGAGATTGATTTCTATTTGAGTTAGTCGAATATGAACAATGTATCCAACCTGAAGACGGTTCGTTATCACGATAAAATTCTAAAATAAGCTGGTCATATTCAAGTTCATTCTTGATGTACAAAGCTAACTCTCTATTATCAACACCAGGTATCTCGAAGTCTGCTGCGGCTGCACTATCGTCTGCCACATGTTGGCTGTTCACACTGCTACCAATCTCAACACAAAGCTGGGCACAACGGAAACCAGAAGATATAATTAATGGTTTATCGAAATGTGAGCGTACTGGTTGTAATATATTAATTGCTAGATTTTTAAGGTTTTCAATCTGTTGTGGATTAGGATTATTATTTATACCTTTTCTTTCCGCAACCTGACTCTTCGTAAGTTCATCTAAAGTTATATTTGCTGTTAATTTCATAATTTATAAATAGTTGATGTTTATATTGAACCTTGCCTTATCGTTTGTACAGTTTGTACTCCTATGTTTTATTGATCCATCGAATAATAAAGCTCTATTTTCTATAGACTCTATTTTAGTATTATCTTCGAACATAGTAAAGCCATCACAAGTATTAAAATATAGTATTAAAGCCTTATGTTTTACAGGATAATCAAAGTGTAATTTGTGTTTTATTAGGTTTTCTGACCAAGGATAACAATTAAGTTTAGCTCTTCTCAAAGCAAATAGATCCATCTTAGATATTAATTTTTCTGCGAATATTTTATAAAAGTCACTAATTTGATTACAATTAAATAAAGTATGACAAAAATAAAAATCGTTTAAACTTTTTGACCCTTTGTTTGTCTGGTAATTATAATACCATTGAATATCATTACCCATTACTATTTTTTGTAATGTTTTAAAATCTTCTTGAGGAAGAAAATTATCTATGATTTTCATTTTTTCTTTTCTTCGATCTCATAGAAAAATTTATCGGTATCTTCTGTTCTCCATTTACTTGTATCTTCTACATTCCATTCCGAAGTTTGCACTTTCCAATCAGGAATATTATCTTTAACTGTAAATGAGGGTATGTCCCAAATTAATCTATTATTTGGTTGTGCAGCATAATTACCATCGTCTAAAGCTAAAATATGTGCACACTTATGTTCGTGTGGTATCTCTGAGTGATCAGTATCTAAAATGTTGGGTTCAGGGTGAGCAAAATCTACTGTAAATAAATATTTACCGTGGTGCCATTTTTTATCTTTACCAATATATTTACCTGATTGTGCCTCTAAAATATCCCAAGAAGTAACAGCAGGAAAATAACTGAAAGAGTTCCATAGCTCCAATTCATCCAATCTACGCCCAGGAACTTCCTTTGCCTTAAAACCTCTTTGTATGAAAGCAGAAATTGGAAGACGGTAGAAAATCGCTCCGTTTTCCATAATTGCATGAAATAGGATAGCTTTACCCGTAATACAGGTAAGACCAAAGATAATACAGTCTTCAACTTCCCCATGATGACTTTTAAGATCATAGAGATACTCCTTTCTTATCTGTGCGTATTCCACAGGTATGTTTGCATTTAAATAACTCATTTATCATTCAATCCATACCATATTACCACACATAATAAAATAAAGGCTATAATAGTATTGATGGGTAAAAATGGCTCAACAATATAATTCTCCATTACTCAGACACTCCCATTATCCATAGTATTATAAATATATAACAAATTGGTTCCATTATTTTATTATCTTAACTATCTTTTTTCGATCCATATATATCTCTGTTTGAGCCTGTACTTTTTTACAAGAAAATACAACTCTCTCAGGATTTACCTCGTTCTGCGCGATACGCTTGGATTTCAAACAATCGCTAAGGTTGTTTTTGTATACATGCTCTATCATATTTCCATTTAAAGTTAAGATAAGTGCGAATACAGTTTCTATCATTGATGTTTACCACTCCCGTTTCTAATTAGTTTCTCTACATCTTCAGTCAATTTCTCTGTTC